CTTTACTGCTTTGTCCTCTAATCTTTTCAACTCCGGCAATTGTACGTTGCTGCGCCATATAACTTGCAGCTATTGCTGTCTGTTCCTCTAGACTTATCCCTAAATTTAGAAGTCGTTTACGTACAGTATTACCACTACTGTCAACGGATTGTGCCATCGACGCTGTTACATCAGCTAACTGTTTTACTCCGTCTGTCAGTGTTCCCCCAAATGCTTTAATATTGTCTCTATTGTCTTGGACCACACGAGAAAGCTGATCAAATGTTAAACCAGTCTTACCAGTGGTAACCATCATCTCGCCAATACCTTCGGAAAAAATTGCACCCGTTTTGTTGAATCGTTCCATGGCACGTACAGCTCCTACCAACTGGTCTTTAAGTAAATCAATACCAGTCTTGCCGACGGCTGCACCCAATGCAGCAAATGTTCTTGCTAGTCCACCGGCAACTGGGCCTAGAATTTTAGACATTCCACCAATAACTGTACTTGCAGCATCAATACCGGCTTTGAAAGTATTAGCCGAAGTAGAGATTGGATCAAATCCGCCATTGGCTAGGTTTGTAAACGCTCTAGTCCACTCTCGGCTTATCTGTGTTGATGTTGCTAATAAATTTTGAGCAAATTCGCCAACTGTGCTTGTACTCACCTGATACTGCCCAGTGGCTGCAACAATAGATTCGCTCATACTTGATGCCATCTGAGAAATAGAAGACCTAGCTTGTTTAGACGAATTAGCGGTTTCTTTTAGTGCATTACTAGTGTCAGCCGCTGAATCACTTGCGCTCTTAAGATCTGCACCAATCTGGGCTCCATCACGTCGCTGTCGTGCGTTACTGCCGTTTATTGCAGTAACTAACGACTGTAATGTCTGTTCAGAAGCTGCACCTTCTACAGATATATTACCTACTCCGGGGACGTTAACATTAATTGCCATGGGTTTTTTCCAAATAAATATTGCTATCAATTACTATTTATAGGATCAAAATATGGCAGTGAATTCCAACAACCCTCTACAGAAACATTTTAGGCAACCCGCAATTTATCTACGCTTACCAGCTGGAGGTAGATTCTGGAACCCAAAATCTTTAGATTTACCAGAGTCTGCAGAGATTCCAGTTTACCCAATGACTATCAAGGATGAGATCACTATCAAAACTCCAGATGCATTAATGAATGGGCAAGGAGTAGTTGATGTGATACATAGTTGTTGTCCTAGTATCAAGAATGCCTGGGATACACCATCAACTGACCTTGATGCTATCTTTATTTCTATTAGAATTGCTAGCTATGGGTCAAATATGGACATTGATTCAACTTGCCCGCACTGCGGCGAGGAAAACAAGCACACTGTAGATCTAATAGAACTATTAGACGGAATACAATCCCCAACATATGATCCCGTTGAACTAGATGATCTTGTATTTGAATTTAAGCCACAAACATTTAAGAATTATAACGATGCCAATTTAATTAGTTACGAGCAGCAAAAACTAATTACTGCAATCACTAATAGTGAATTATCCGATGAACAAAAAGTAGAACAGTTTAATACTATTTTTCCAAAATTAACTGATATGAATGTCAGTAACATTGTTAATAATATTTTAGCTATCACCTCTAATGGCACAAGAGTTACTGATAAAAATCACATTAAAGAGTTTATAATGAACTGTGATAGAAAAACTTTTGCAATCATAAAAGACACCGTTGATCAATTTGCCGAGGAAATTAAAATTAAATCAATGAATTCGCAGTGCGTTGTTTGTACTAAAGAATATGCACAAGAATTAACGTTTGACCAAGCAAATTTTTTCGTGTAAGGCTTTTGACTATGTCACCCGAGGATATGGTCGCTTATTTTAAACAATTAGAAAATCAGTCAAAAGCCTTAAAAGAAGAAGCTCTAAGATTAGCGTGGTATATGAGAGGAAGTCTAAGTTACGACGAAGCTATGTTCCTAAGCGATATTGATAGAGAAATTATTGGCAAAATCGTTAAAGATAATTTAGAAACAGCAAAGAAATCAGGCATGCCATTCTTCTAAGATGTCTAACGACATCTGCATTTCGCTTGCGCTCATGCATTTTCTTTTAAGCAGTTAAGGTATATCATCCAGATTAATTGGTCACTCTTTGCCCAGGGCGGGCAAAAATAAGAGTGTACATCATCCGAGTAGCACAGTCACTAGTATTAGAGCATTACAGAGGCGGTTGTCCTGTACCTCGAGCTCCGTCTTTATACAACGGCGGCAGTTACACAAATACTAGCTTGCATAACCTACGTGTAGCATCGCTGCTACGTCTTTTTAGCCTTAGAATCATCTTCAAACAATCAAATCGCGGCGTCTGCGATCGTCATCCTTACGGGTAGTGATTGAGTGCTCGCGGCAGCGGCGAGTCTTCCATCCCTGCGTATTACTACCAGGTGTAGGGCACACGATATTGGCCTGTGCTAGCTTAACTGTCTAACTTGTTTTTGATGTGGGAGCCATGGACACGAACGCTGATCTGTCCGTTGTAGTATGCGTCTGATTCTAAGACTTTGTGTCTAAATTGTTCTCTTGCTTCTATGTAACTACATTCTGATTTGGATTTACAGTAATAGAGTATTTCTCTGGTAAATTTGTCTGCACCTAGGGTCTGTATATCTTGGTTTAATTCGTCGTTTGAGCCATAATATGTTTGCCAATCAGAATCTACTTTGCTTCTGATCTTCTTTTTCTTCTTGTTACCGTTTTTGAGCTTAACTACTTTATATGTTGTTTTTGCAAACTTGGCTAATTTTTTCCCTATATATTTGCGTCCAGATGCTGTATTTGTTATCAAATACACAAATCCCACGCAATCTTCAGGAAGTGACTCCACTAATGTGGATTCGAATAGCCATGACATACAGCATTAATTATGCCTTGTAGTCCAGGTTACAATAAAATGTTATTTCTTCTACACAAGTGTTTGCTGTCAGTCCTGCAGCATACTTGATAAAAGTGGCAATATCTCCTAATAGGATACCATTTCCGGTCCACGTTAGGCGACTGCGACTAAGCTCTGTATCTAGGCGATCTAGTGTAATCAAGGTAGTTTTAAACGGAACCTGATTGGCTTTAAACGATGCTGTGCATTGTTTAGAGGCGTGTGCTAGTGCTGCCTTTGCCACACGATAAGTTTCAAAACTAGGTTCTCGTGCTACAATATTTTTTTCACCCGTGCTGCCTATATTAAATATGTGCCCTAATTTACCAGCTTGTTTCCAGGCATCGTATACAGCCTCTAATACATGTACTTGTCCAAAATTAGCCCACGATTCTTGCGGAGGACCATCAAAAGCATTGTTTACAAATACGTCATAATTCAAACTGCGTTCTGCAATTTGAACTGCATGTTCAGTGATATCAAGTCCAGTAGATCTACTAATACTGTCTGCACTAAATGTAGTTGATAAAAATTGTCCTAGTCCTCTGTTGCCGCCTGTAATCAACATCTTCATCTGATGGATCCTCCTTGATCCCATACCTTGGTAAACTTTTCACCGCAGGTCATTGCACATTCCATAATACGATTTTCTGTACCCCACCCTGCTACCAATTCAGTCCAGAACTTAGATTTAAAAATATTTTCTAGACTGTTACAGTTTAAATCTAATTCCGACTTGTAGCTTTGTACAAACTGTTGTACTTGATTCTTTCCGTCAACATAACTTGCTGGATTACTTCCGGGCAACTTACCGGCATCATAAAATCTTGCGTCGTATAAGTTATGATTAAAGAAATTACAAGGTAATACCAATCCTTCTGCATTGATTGCAACTTTGTGTCCCAGCGCAGCATCACACTTGATAGCTGTTTGTTCTAGATAGCTACGAAAATCTTTAAAATCTTTTTTAATAAATTCTATTCGTTGTGTACTAGGATTTCGCCATTCTGCCAGTGTAGGAGGTTCAAGCACATAACTTACTTTGTTCTTTTGCATAACTGGCCACGTATCAAATTCTGTTTCGTTTTGATGATCATAAAAGCGACCTGTTTTTCTTGCCAAGAAACTGGCAAAGCCGTAATCTTTGCTTAATTGTTTTGCTGACTCAATTTGATGTTGATTATGTTTAAAAACAATGTAGTTCCACTGTGCTCGTCCTCCTGCTTGGATATAAGCTCTAGCATTACGCATAACAGTATCATATTTTACATTCTTTCGGTACAAATGTAAAGTATCTTCTAGTCCGTCAATACCAAAGTCAATTTGACCATAGCCGTTTACGATAGTGGCAATCTCTGCCCAATACTGTTCGCCGTGTACACCACCGTTGGTGTGAACGTATAACCAAAGTGTTGGATTTTTAAGCCTAAAATCTTTGAGTATACCCAGGAAGTCGGGGTGCATTATAGGATCACCGTAACTGCCACAGAAAAATATCTGACGAATATTTTTGCAATGTTCGACACTAAAGGCTGCATCAATAGTTTCGCGGCTCAAATGTACCAAAGGCATGTAAGGGTTTAACCCTGAACCTTGAATATTTCTAGGACACTGAGGGCAAGCAGCATTACAATATGTTGTAATTTCTAGTTGATATTCTTTTATATTCTTAAAATTAAACATTAAAAAATTCTTTAATTTGTGCAAGTATTTCTCTAGTTGTTTGTTGCCCGTCCATTGTGTTGCTGTTCATGTTAAATAAATTTTGTATCCATTTATCAATTGGACTAGTAAATTCTAATATCAATGTTCCGTTATGACCTAAGTATAAACTATCTTGGGGCGGAGAAACGTCATCCCATGGTGGAAGATATACTATTTGTTTAAATTTGTGTATGTGATGTTTTAAATCAACATCATTAATATAAATCTTAGATAGTTCAAAATATTTGTCTGGGTTGCTATCTGTTAAATAATTTTTTCCGTAATGCTCTATCTTGAGAGTGTTTATTTGGGCTGGTTTCAGCAATGCAGTTCCTTCCCAGGTTGAAGAATTTGCTTCAAATCGATCAACAATGACTTCATTTACTTTAATCATTATCAATGGCCAACCGTTACTATTCCGGGACTGATAATCTAATTTTAGTTTTATATTTTCCAGCATTTATTTTTTCGTAAGCTTCTTTGAGTTTTAATAACTGACTATCCCCGTTCCAAATTTTATATCCTAAATCCATTAATATTTCTTGCAATTTTATTCTGCGTTTAATGCGTTCTTTAAATGTTAATGTGGGATTTGACGGTAAAGTCCAATTGAATCCCGTTACTTCTGAATGAAATTCTTCGTATAGTGGGGTGCCTTCGTCAATGCTTGCCGTACTTCCTAGATTGACACCGTATATAGTGCCATCAAGTGCATATTTTTTATATTCTTTAAATTTTTCTATTCCTAGATTAAAATCATCTTCAGTTTCGGTTGGATATCCTACGATCATTAAAAAATAGCAATTCATATTATTTTTATGCATTTGATCTAATGTAAAATCAAGATCAGCATTGGTAAATCCTTTTTTCATATGATCTCTAACAGATTCACTTAAACTTTCAATTCCTAATGCTACTCCGTTCATTCCAGCATCTGCAGCTAAACGATAATCTTCGGCAGTTAGTGTAGTAGGACTACGTACAATAAATTGACCACCCCAGTTAAAAAATTTTAAAGGTAAATCATTGTCATTGTAAAATGAAATCAATGTTCTACATAAATCTCTGAAGTTTTTTAGACTTCCGTTTATTAAACTGTCAGTGAACCAAAAATTAGTTACGTTATATTTTTTAAAATGATATATTATTTCTTTGGCCACACTTGTGCCGGATCGATATCTATATTTTTTCCAAGCTACATGTATATCACAAAAACTACATTTTCTTACACAACCTCTACTGCTGGTTATTGGTATTTGTGGAGTATTTGATGTATAACGATACCCTAAATTAATGACATCGTCGTAATTGGGATAAGCAATATTATCAAGATTATCTATTTGAACTGCATTATCATTATTAATACCAGGAGTGTTATATTTTCCTTCTAATAGATTAAGAATATTAAAATCTCCTTCGCCTCGTATGTAAAAATCAATTAAATTTTTAGACAGCAATTCAGTGCCAAAATCATTGATATATGATGCTATGCCATTAGTGCTCAAACCGGCACCACCTATTACAATTTTATTTTTAAATACAGGACGCAGTTTTTCTAATAATTGTTTGGTAAACAGTTGGCATTGAAACGTAAACACGCTGATGCCTAACCACCTAGGGTTAATATCAATGATTTCGTTAATCACTTGTTGATAATATGCATTTAAATATTCGTGTTCTCTTGTTTCAAGACTTGAAGTACTATCGTTTAAGCTAAAATATTGATCTAGTTTTTGTGCAATACTTGCGTCGCATTCTTGATAGAGTTTTAAATTATAATCTTTAACTTGGGCAGTATATCCATTTTGTTCGCAAATACCTTTTAGTAAGCTTGTGGCTGCAGGAGGATATACCAATGAGATTTGCGGAACATTTATTAATAAAATATCTACCATGATTTAAAATAGTTGAACTTCTTTCTGCCATTGATTTGTATAACTATTACCAGTTACATTTGTTCCGCATATTTTTTGACAAATAGGGTACGGGTTAGTATTCCATGTTGATTGGATGTGATCAAATTGGTCTATATTAACTCCGTTGATACCACCTAACCAGCAGCAGGGATGAATAATGCCGCGAGCAGATATATATAATCCACTTTCTTTTAATGCAGTACATTTAATATCACTACTACTTATAACTGGATCTACCCAATTTTTAGATTGCTTTAAAAATGCAACAGGTGTGTCTTGATGTCTACGACTCACTTTTGCTCTAAAGAAATAAAATCCTAAATCCTTTGCTAGTTTTAGACATTGGTTAACTTGATGTTCGTTATGTTCAAAAACTAACATATCCCAGTGAGCCAACCCCCCTGCCTTAATAAACGCTTGTGCATTTTCAATTAGTTTATTCCATTTTACATTACGACGATACATGTGATTGGTATCTTCTAGCCCATCAATACTGAATATTACATAATCTTTTGGTGTATTTAATATATTAGCTAGATTAATCCACCATTCGGTATTATTAATGGCTCCGTTGGTATTCATTCCTAAAACGATATTAGGATTAATTTTTCGAAAATACTTAAAAATATCAATGCTATGCATGCTAGCAGCAGGGTCTCCGTAAATACCGCACATATACATTTTATCTAGATTGTAAATTGTATCATCGCCTATTAATGATACAATTTGTTCAACAGTAAGAAAATGATGTGTTTTTTTGTTAAAGGCCAAGTCTGTTTCTCGCGCACATTGAGGACACGCTGCTTGGCATACATCTGTGGGTTCTAAATGTAAAACTTTGGTATTATTAAACAATTTCAACATCGGTGTTGTATGTAGTGAAACCATTTTCTTTAACCACGCTGAGTACATTGTTTACCCGCCCGGCTAGCTCGTCCTTGTGAGACACTAGCCAAACACTACGATTGCCCTCACGTGCCATTTTCTTAAGAATAGCTAGACTGTTTTCTACACCCGAACTATCCATGCCGGTGTCAATAACTTCATCAATAAACAGCAAGTTAATTTGTTGATTTTGACTTTCCCAAACATCGCGGAACGCCCAGCTTAGACTTAGTATCAATCTATTACGCTCGCCCCTGCTTAGATTATCAAAGTCTAGCTCACGTCCCAACTCCTCAATACTAACAGTTAAGTCATTTAAGAATTTTACAGTATGTGGAAGACCAATGCGATCTAAATATTGCCCTAGTCTAGCATTTAAATAACTTAGATTCTGATCGATAATACGTTTACGTATAAAGCTATCTTTGTTAGTTAATAGTTTAAGCAAGAAGTCTTGATGTTCCTTGACATTAGATAACTCGTTAATTGAGTCATAGTTAACTTCCTCTAGTGCCTGTGTTTCCATTTCTGTAATCTGTTCAGCATATGGATCTATTTCTGCTTTTTTAGCGGCCACCTGTTCTTGTAAATTGTTAATACTGTTGCGATGATTGATTGCATCTTCTTTATTATCGTAAAACACCTGAGGAATAGGGCCAGATTTGCCTAGCTTTGATAATGCATCAATATGCTCTGCAAGTTGCGTGTCGTTAGCAAGATACTGCAATGATGTCTCTTGCATAGTAGCACGTTTTTCCGACAATACTATATCGTGCTTTTCGTCGTGCATGGTCTGACCGCAAGCATAACATTCGTGTTTTTCTAGTTTTTCAATTTCTGATTTTAGCTTGTCAAGAACTTTAAGTGTTCGAACTTGTTCTTGCTCGCAGGCAATTTTCCATTTATTAAGTTCTGCGGCAGCTTTAGACAATTCATTCTGGGTTTGTAATGCATCATGTGCAGCAAG